AGAGAAAGTCCAGACCACAAACAAGAGACGCTTTACGACTTAAGGTTACGAAAGTAATAGTGGGAGGGTAATCAGCAGGTGTCGGGTTCGAGCCCTGAACATGGCTTTTTTTAGAGAGATATAGTAGTCTTCCAACAATAACAGGACGGTGAAAGAGACCGGTTTCCAATTTGAACCAACAATTATGGTAGAAGAAATACCAAATTCTAATTGGAATTGTAGTTTATTTATATTAGCAAATGAACAATTAAAATTTGATTTTTAAGGATTTATCATGAAATTTAAAGTTGGTGATAAAGTAGTTCCCTTTAAAAAAACTATAGGAACTACATTTATAAATTTTGAAAACTATAATACTAGAACGGGCTTATCTCTTAAAGAAAATGGTTTTCTTTATGTGTTGGAAGTTAAAAGTTATTATTACTCATTAGGCACGACCCCATATGATTTATCAGGCGATTTCTTTATGGAAGATGATATGAAAGGAATGAATATTCAATTGGAATTCGAATTTACTTGACAAGATTTTATAAAATTGTTATAATTATATAGGAAGAAAAAAATGCGGAGTTAGTTCAGCTGGTAGAATAACTGCTTTACACGCAGAAGGTCGGCGGTTCAATTCCGTCACACCGCATTAATTTGGGCTGAAGAGAGTGGTTTAACATACAGAGAATTTCACTGTCCTATCTGCTTTGTTTCATTTTCACAGTTTTGAGAAATGTTAATCGGTCTTTGACTACTAGACCATTTTCATAACTTGCCCAAAATTTATTTGCTATAGTGTAAAGGTAAATTCAAAGGAACAAACCAATTCAGATCCAAGAAATGCTGCTATAGTACGAGTAGCAAGAGCAAAGATGGACTTACTTAATAATTATAGAGGCACCAAATCAGGTGCTCAAGCTATAGGCTCAGAAAATAGAGGCATTGGTGGAAGTTTTGGTAAATAACATGAAAAAATATAATGATATTAGTTTAAAAAATCTCTTTAATTATCTCTTTAAGCAGAGGGTATAAATATACTTTCATTATGGAAGTAATACCCTCTCAGTAATGAGAGGGTTTTTTGTTTCTGGAGGTAAGGATGTATAGAGTAAAAACAACCCCATATTAACATCTGGAGGTTGTTTATGAAACAACTAAGTGAACGTGAATGGTTTTGGTGTTCTGACTGTAACGGGAAGGAAGATCGAAAGCAAATTTGTAAAGATTGCTATTTGAGATTTCCTGAAAAGGAAGTTGAAAAAGAAATTAGTCGAGTAAACCGGTCGACTTAAAATAAATTGGTACGGGGTAGCCCTATAGACGGGCACAGTCATCACGGTTATAGGATGACGCTGGATCTGTAACCAGCAAAAATGACCGCAAGGCCCGTCGTAGTGAGGGTTCGGACTGTTAATCCGCGGAGGCAGGGGCAGCACCTGCTGCGGTCGTATTGAACTTCACATCATATATATTACTGTAAAGGTAATAACAATGACAGAGGTTCAAAATGATTTGTGAAAAATGTGGAAAAGAGTTTTTTGAAGATTGGAGAACTGACAAAAGAGGAGACTGTAGATTTTGTTCAATAGGATGTTCTAATAGTAGAATACATACAGAAGAAATGAATGAAAAAACATCTGCTTCTTTGTATAAATTTCATGGAACAGAAGAAAAACATTGTGTCAAATGTGGAAAAAAATTAGCTGAAAATAATAGAAGTGGAATGTGTAAAAATTGTAAGCCACCAGCTAAAACAAGAAATGCTTCAGTTATAGAATGGAGAAGAAGAAAAAAACTTATCCTTATAGAATATAAGGGTGGCAAATGTGAAAGATGTGGATATGATAAATACATTGGAGCTTTAGATTTTCATCATAAAATTCCAAGTGAAAAAGATTTCAGTATTTCTAATAGAAACATTAGAAGTATTGAAAAATACAAAAAGGAAGTAGATAAATGTATTTTATTATGCGCTAATTGCCATAGAGAGATACATGAAGAAGAAAGAAAAAAATTAAACTTCTAAGAGTATGGATCTACTTGATAAATATCCTATACTCCTAAGTGAAAGTCAAGCGTTAGAAGTTTTTATTTTGCCCAAGTAGGAAATCAGCAAATCCGTCAGATTGTCAATCTGAAGATAGCGGGGTCGGCACCCGTCTTGGGCGTAAAAGTCCCTGATCAGGAATCGAAGACATGGCTACAAAAGACTGAAAAGCCATCTAAATCGTAGGTTAGCACAGTTAGACTTCTGGGGGTATTACAAAAAGTCATTTTTGCCTCATTGGTATAAAAGCTATTACTTCTGCCTGTCGAGCAGAGAAAACCAGAGCATTACTGGTATGGGGCGTAGTTTAATTTTTAGGAGTATAACATGGGTAAAGAGAACATTGATGTTGAACTGCCAGACGAAACTCTTTTCAAACTGATGCTCATGGCTCATGAAGAGGATATCACTCTCAATCAACTCTGTGAAAACATCTTGAGGGAGCAAATCAATAAAATGACAAAGAAAGTATGTATAGCAGAACTAGAAGATGGTGAAATCTTTGATAAAGTTTTTGAAGATGTTGAAATCAACAAAGTAATGTATACCATTTATGAGGATAAGGATTATACAATAGCTAAAGCTGTAATGATGCCATATAGCGATGGCAGTAAGGAGGCTCAAAATTAAGTAGTTAATTTGGAGGGTAAAATGTGCAAACAACTTTACAAGGATGCAGAAATGGATTATATTCTTGATGGCTACAAAACTGCCAGACAGGAAAAACGTTCTTGGATAGAAAAAAAAGACAAAGAACTTCTCGCCCTTGAACGAGAAAGAAATGAGCTTTACAAAATCAACAGACTTCCTGTTGAATATACTGAAGTCAAACCAATAAGGGATGGTTGGTCGCGCACTTTCGATTTGAGAGAGGATTTGAAAGGTAGACCTGATTACAAATATTTGAAAGAAATTTTGGATAAGTGTAATGTTCAACAGTTTTGTCGAAACAAACATTTCAGCTATAAAGCAAGACGTGGTTGGATGTTTCGAATGGATAGGGATTTCAAACTCAAAAGTGTTTATGATAAAGAGTTTTTGAAGTTTTCAGAGCGAGCGCAAAAGGAGTTTTGGAAAGAAGAAAAAATTTCTTGGAGTGGTGCGATTTATAACTTTTGGCATCCAGCAATTCCTGCTTGGATGTTGGTTATCAAAATCAAACCACATTACATTCGTTACTTTGCTAGTTTCGATACTGAAGTTGAAAGCAAACTTGATAGAATAAAGAATAGATTTAACTCCCATAATCTCTATCCTCGTTTGAATAAACTTCATGGCTGTGGAAATCATTGGGACGAATGGGATTTAAGTTTTGACAAGAAAAGACTTGAAAACAAACAAGCAAAAAGAGAGATGGAAGAAGCTGAAGTAGAATTTTTTAGTTGACAAATTAAGGGGGCGCTAGCTCAAGTAGTAGAGCATTATTCTTTTAAAATAATGGTTTCGTGTGCAAGTCACGAGCGCCTCAATCTTAGGCACTTAGTATAACAGTAAGTATAAAACTCTGATAAAGTTTAGATGGCGATGCAACTTCGTCAGTGCCTATCAAGCAGATATATCGCTAAGTAGTAAGCGCCTTGACTGAAAATCAAGTCAAATCTCTGTGCAAGTCAGAGTATCTGCATATTTTTTATAAAAGGAGGCATATATGGCCCCTATGTTTAATGTTGGAGAAGTTGTAATCTGTGTGGATGCTTCAGATCTACCAAATGTTTTTGTTCAACTTCATACTGGTTCTCAATATATAATTCGAACCATTGATCCAATTGTTGGAGAAGATGCTTATGATGGAAACATTCATAAACGTGCTAAATATTGTGTAAGATTGTTTGGTGTGATAAATTCCAAACTTCCTAATGGACTTGAACGAGCATATATGGAAACAAGATTTGAAAAAATTGACAATGGAGGTTTGAAAACTGAAACAAAAGTAAAGAAGAAAGTGAAAGTTTAATGCACTGATGATGAAATTGGCAGACATACGAGACTTAAAATCTCGTGCCAGTGATGGCGTGTGGGTTCAAGCCCCACTCGGTGCATCTATTATTTTGCGGGCGTGGTCGGAATTGGTAGACACGAAATATTCAAAATATTTTTTATGTAGGTTCGAATCCTATTGCCCGCATTTTCAAGCCAGCGTAGCCCAATTAGCAGAGGCGCAAGATTTAGGATCTTGAGGTTGGAGATGCAAGGTCTCTCGCTGGCATCTCGGGAGTTTATACCGTAAGTAGTAGCGGGCAAAACTGTAAATTTTGTGCCTTAAATGGCTCGGGTGGTGCAACTCCATCAACTCCCATAATCAAAAAAAATCCTTGACAAAAATCCTCAAAAAAGATATAATTATTATATGGGGGAAACAAATGGATAAAGCAGAATTTAATCAAGCAATGAACAGTTTGAAATCATTCAGAGAAATCAAAAGAAATGTCTCCAACAACTTGAGAACTTTGTGCAGTGATTTCACTGAGATTGATTTCATCAATGTTTTTGAAGATGATTATATTCATCTCATTGAACTTGCCATGAAAGATAAATTAGGATGGATTGATTGGTTCATTTATGAAAACGATTTTGGCAAAAAAGAAATGACTGCTGGATACGACGACACTGTTGTAAAGCCAATAAAAAACAATGATGATTTATACGATTTAATGCAAAGCGAATAATTAAATTCTGGGGGGAATTATTATGGCTGGAATTCTTATTGGCCTAGTCGTGTTGTTGGCTGTATTAGACACCATAACAGTTTGGATATTTGGTTCAACACTAGGACTTATAATTGGAGCATTGATATCAACATTTATTCTTGTTAAATTGTTTCAAGCTGAACAAGGATTTGTTGGTGGCATTTGGGCAATTGCGGTTTTGCTTTCATGGATGTTGGTTCTATCCAAATTTGGAATAGAAATCAATTGGCCAGAATGGATGTGGTTTGGAGTAGAACATGGATAAACAAAACAAAACCAAAGTATTGAAAGTATTAGATCTTGGCCAACAACTTTCACAAGAACTTGATGGAGATTATGATATTCCAAAGTTTTTGGAAGCAAAAGAAATTGTAGGGAATGACAAAATAAACATAAATCAAATATTCAAATACAATCTAACTGACTATGGAATGGATGTATTAAAAAGAAGTGATTATAAAGATTTTATAAATAAAGTTGATGACTATTATTGTAGCGAACTTTGGTGTGCAATGTATGTTTTCGGTTCCAAAATGTATATGGGTAATGAACAAATTTTTATTGGGAATGTTTTGAAATTAAACGAATAAGGAGTTTATTTTGGAACTAGATAAAGCAAAAAGATGGAACGATCTACCAGATGTTTCTAAAATTAAAGGGCATACCGGTATCAAGATCGTCACATTCACTAAAAAAATAAATTCTTGTTATCATAATTGCCCTCATTTTACATTAAACGGTGAGATTATGGTATGTGAACATCCTGAAGTTAAAATGGATGGATATATTATTGGTCATCCAGAATGTGTTGCAGGTTTTCCAGAAGATTGCCCTTTATGGAAGGAGTAATAAATTAAATATTGTTATACAGGAATTACTTTTGTGAAATTTTTAAATCAAGGAATGGGATGGAGTTTTAATTTTTTACCACAAATTAAAATCAACAGAACCACTAACTCTAAAGTGATAATTCTTTCTTGGCTTTTTTGGTCGGTTGAAATTCGCTGGGAGAAAGTACAAGATGGATATTTCAACGGGAACAATTATTAATTGAGGAGATTAAAATGAAAGTTCAATGCCCTAAATGTGATCATGTTTTCATTGCAACACAGGATGATGAAATGTGTGATATTGACATCACTATATCTGATGAAAATTTTCTAGCCATAGCCAAAAAAGCTCATGAACAGGATATCACAATGAACCAATTCATCATAAACACTCTTCGTAAACAAATGACTAATGAAGATATAAAACCTTATGTAGAAAATCTTCATGATCAATATACCTCTGAGGTAGATTTGCAATCCGGTTTTACTTATGTGGATTGGCTTGAACAAAAGCTTTATGATAATGATGTTCAGGTGAAGGAGTGAGAGATGGAGCAAAGAGATATAATTTTCAAGGAACAAGAAGTAATAGACATGATAGTTTCACTTGGAGAGTCACTTAATACGGATGTAGGGTCCTCTATTTCTATTATTCAAGAAGTGATGGATTTCTTGAGAAGAAAATTAGGTGTTCCGGTGAAGCCATGAAGAAAATTATTAAAGAACTGAATGAGTATGCTGGATTTCTAGACCTACTCATACTGATAGTGTTTATCCTCAACTTCGCTCTTGACATCATTACTTATATGAGAGCATTATGAGGGTACCAACTGTAAGAGAACTCTCACCACTTGGTGAAATAAAGCAAGCTTCGGATAGTAGCGCAAATGGAAGAAAAATAATTCATATATAGTTTTATAAAAGGAGCAAATATTGGATTTTGTAACAAACATCCTTACTGCGTTGGCCGTTGTAATTAACGGAATACCGCAGGGACTGTTGGCATTGTCATTTGGCTTTGCAGCATTCCCTACGGCATTGGCATTTGTGATTGGAGCTTTGGGTTCATGGTATTACATGTCTCCAGCTTCAATATCATTTCAAGCGGAAACAATAACGCTTGCTGGAACATTGGGAAGCAATATCAGGGAAAGACTTTCTTTGATATTTTGGGGAGGATTTTTGCTTCTAATCCCCTCATTACTAGGAATGAATGAAGCGATTGTTAGATTTGTTGGACCAATTGTAGTAACATCAATGATGGCTGGTGTTGGTATAATGCTTGCAAATGTATCCATTGATTTGTTTAAATCAGAAAAAATCACAGGAGCAGTATCAATTGCAACAGCTTTGGCTTCTTGGTTTATTTTCAAGGATTTGTCTAAAACAATTATAATTTCCGTATTAGTATCAACAGCTGTTTATATTGGTTTGAAATACATTCCAGGATTGAAGGCAAAACTTGGCCTTAAATTTGAGGATATTGATGTAGACATTTCTAGAGAGAAATTCAAGCTTGGAAATATCGAATGGAAATTCTGGAAGAATAAAAGAATTGTCCTTGGTGCATTGTCTGTAGCTTGTTTGAACATTGGTGCCAATATTTCATTCGGTAAAATCACTGGTAGTATTGCTAACATGAATACTAACATTGATCATCTTTCTGTTTATTCAAGTTTTGCTGATATGGTTTCTTCATTCTTTGGTGGAGGTCCAGTAGAGTCAATTATTTCTGGAACAGCATCTGCTCCAAACCCCGTTTTTGCTTCCATTTTGATGATGGGAATAATGGCAGTGCTTCTACTTTGTAGATTGCTTCCAAAGATTGGTAAGTTTGTTCATCGAGCTACGATTGCTGGTTTCCTTTTTGTTCTTGGTGTATTCGTAACATTTGCCACTAACATTTCTGGCGCGCTTTCAATTGGCGGTGCGTTTGCTGGCCCCTATGGATTTGGCCCAATGGGAATGATAATTGGTATAACCGTTTTTGTAACTGCTAAGTTTAATCCATTCTTTGGAATGTTGGCAGGTCTCGCAGTCAAGATCATTTTCTTAGGAGTGTGAACTACTGCGAAACTAAAGATTTCGCAGCTTCCCGTTTCATTGAACCAACTTGCTTACTTCCAGTGTAAGTATAGGTTGTATTCTCGGCGGGCTTAAATTCGGGCTGTACCAGCCCTACTAATTCTTTTAATTAACTTTACAGGAGTGTAAAAATGGAACCTTATGTTTTAAACATTGTAGGATTGAAACGAAATCTTCCCAAAATTAGAATAAACGAACACTTGTCAATAGCAAGTTTCGTTATGCTTGGGGACACCGAGCTTACTGAAAAGGTAGCGAAGGCATTGTTTGAACATAAGGATTTCCCAAGATTTGACATTGATATCATAGTTTGCCCAGAAGCAAAAGCAATTCCTTTGGCACATAGTATTGCCAATCTTCTGGGCGTTAACTATGTTGTGGTTAGAAAATCAGTAAAAAGTTATATGGAAGATCCAATAATAGAGAATGTTAAATCAATAACTACTACTACTGAACAATTACTTGTTTTAAATGGAATTGATGCAAACAAACTATATGGTAGAAATGTTTGTATTGTAGATGATGTAGCTTCAACTGGCGGTTCAATAAAATCAATTGAAAAATTATTGTTTAGAATTGATTGTAATGTTGTTTGTAAAGCTGTAGCTTTATTGGAAGATGCTGGATACGCAGGTTACGATTTAGTGTATTTGGAGAAATTACCAATTTTTGATTAGGAGTTAATCATGGCTTACTGCAGATTTGGAAGTGATAGCGATCTTTATATGTATCCCTCCATTTTTGGAGGATATCAATTCATGCTAGCCAACGACACAAATCTTGGAGAAAAAGATTTATCCTTCAATATTAAAACAGCAGAAAAAGCACTTCATCGGTTGAAACGAATGAAAACTCAAGGTTATAAAATTCCTGATTATGCGATAGAAAATCTAAATGAAGAAATTGAAAACAAAACAGCACAAGATATGGAGAAAAACAAATGAGAAAGATGAGCCCTGCACAGTTTATTATGAGAGATTTAAGTGGATTTATTGAGGGCATTTTTAAAACGCATAAAGAAGGTAAAAAATATGCCACCGTCGCGTCTCCTAGAGACGGAACTCCACGTTTTTTAATGAAAAGCCCTGTAGAATGGTACATCAATGGTGAATTGATTACTGAAACTGTTCTTCCAAAAGTTGATCAAGTAACAGGAATGAAATACTGGGGAATAAATTGCCCGATTACAAAAGAACAATTTGCTGCAGAAGTTGAAAAAGCTGCTACAGATTTTATTAATCGAAGAAAAGAATACGACGAGGATTAAACCATGTTTGAAGTAACCCTTAAAGGCTTTAAATCAAAAGAAACAGCAGAAGCTTTTGCTGGCTGGTATGCCTCAATTGGTGAGGATGAATTTAATAGACCTGACGCTTCTCTCCCTGACGGTGTTTATATTAGCGCCGCAAGTTATGATTGGAAAAATCCAACTTGGGAAAAAGATAGTTTGATTCTTAATTTAACGGAGACGCATTATGATATTTAATGTTGGCAATGTAGTCGCTTATAAAGTTCTGAAAAATCAAGAACAGTATAGAGCGGAAGCACTTGATGAATATACTGCTAACCTATTTTCAAATCCAATCAATAATCCATATTTCAAAATAGTACTAGTTGCAAAAAAAGAAGATATAAAAAGTAAATTCGATAACTAAATTTAGAAACACTTGACAAAAAAAATAAAAAAAGTTATAATTATATAAAGGACAGAGAGACCTTATTCTCTCAAAAAATACTTTTTTCTAAAGGGGTAAAAGAAATGGCTAAGGGAAAAACTTACGAGACGCTAAAGGGAATACGTTGTATTTCAGGACTTAAGCCAATCATAAACTATGTCCGTGAAGAGGACACTCGTGAGCCAATTGGCGTTGTAATCGCCATTGGTAAAAACCAAATTGGTTGGTCTAAAAAGAAGGGAACTGGTCGATGGAATTCCAGTGCTGGAGTTATTTCAGCTTATGTTAATGCTATTTCAAATAGTTCAAACTGCACTGGTGGTGATATTCCAGAAACCAACAGAAAGTTTAAGCTGATCAAGGAAGCTTTCAATCGAATGGCAGAAAGGTCTGAGATTTATTACACTGAAGATCATCCACACAACCGTAGGACAGTGAATTAATTTATAGAAGGCAGTTGGATTAGAAGCGTCCAGCTTTAAAGAGTAGGACACTGCGAATAGCCAGGCTAAGGTGTAGTGATAAACGGAAACAATACATGATTGTTTCTGCGCATGATTTAGTATATAATAGATGAAGCCAAGTTGAAAATCTATTGTGTATGTTAGTGATCTATCATTGAAACCCTTTAAGACGTTCGTTTTGGACAGAGGTAAGCAAGGAGGCACCCCGTAATTGGTAAGGCTGAATTTCCTTTTGGCGTCATAGCACACCTTCTATTTTTTTAAAAGGAGTTTAGAATATGAAGCACGAACTTGAACAAATTCTATATGATAAGTATCCTAAACTCTTTGTTCAAAAAGATTTGGACATGACACAGACTTGTATGTGTTGGGGAATTTCCACAGGTGACGGTTGGTTCAATCTTATTGATAATCTTTGTGATACCATTCAACAATATATTGATGCTAATCATAAAGAACAAGTTGTTTTTACACAAGTAAAAGAAAAATTTGGTTCGCTTCGTATTTATACTGAAGAAACTACTGCACTTGTTGATGGAATGATTTGGTTTGCTGAACACTTAAGTGGCACTATTTGTGATGTATGTGGCAAGGAAGGTAAGTTAAACAAGAGTGGTTGGTTATCTTGTAGATGTAACGAACATAGGGGAGATTAGGATAATGGTTATTCCTGCATTCTTATAAGGTGTAAATTTCTGGTTCAAATCCAGAATCTCCCATAGACAAATGAAAATAAACGAATTATTAAGAGAAGAAGAAACTCCAGTAGGAAGTTTTAAAGATGGTAATTACAAAGTGTTTGTCTATTCAGAACCACGAGGAAATCCTTCTTTTCATTTTAGAAATAGAACAGGAGACACAGAAGAAGTTTTTCAAATAAAAGATTTTAAATTGTTAGAGAAAAAAACAAAAAAAGAATTTTCTTCAAAAGAAATAAAAATATTAAAAGAATGGTTAACTGAACAAACTATAAATCCAGATTTCAAAGATAAAACTAATTGGGATGTTCTATTAATTCTTTGGAATGTCTGCAACCCACAATTTAGAGTAAATAGTAGTTTGAAAATAATTTAAGGGCAATGAACATGAAAATAAACGAATTATTGTCTGAAGAGATAACTATTGGCCGAATAGAAAAAAACAAATACAAAGTATCTGTTTATGAAGAGCCACAAGGTAATCCTTCTTTTCATGTAATGAACAAAACAAACGATAAACATTGTGTTTATCAAATAAAAAACTTTGAACTATTGGAACAAAAAACAAAAGAATGTTTTTCCAACAAAGAATTAAATGAAATAAAAATCTGGTTGAAAGAAAAAAGCATTAAAGAAGGTTTTAAAAATAAAACTAATTGGCAAGTAATTTTACTTTCTTGGAATTTATTAAATGAAAAATATCAAATAAAGATATAATGGGGTATTAGCTCAGATAGTAGAGCACTGGTTTTGCGAATCAGATGTCAGGACGGCAGAATTCCTATACTCCAAAAAGGTGAAACATGAAGAAAATTTTAATTGATTTAAAGAAATGGATGTGCAAAGTTTTCTTTGACAAAAACGCAAAAAACGATGAACGACATTCCAGTGTAAGATATAAATAATGGGAATCAGTGTGATGGTCGCACAAGGGTCTTTGGAGCCTTTAGTAAAAGTTCGATTCTTTTATTCCCAATTCATGGCCCCGTCGTCTAACGGTAAGGACGAAAGGTAAAAGTAGTTCGTTCAATACGAACAATGGCAAAATGAAGTATCAACAACATGGCAACGTAGTGGAACTGGTTATCACACCACTCTTTCAAAGTCGGAGAATGCGAGTTCGAGCCTCGCCGTTGCTACATAAGTTCAAATACGCTCGGGGCTAATTTTTAAAAGAGCTGAAAAATCAAGTTTAACACATTGTAAGGTTAAAAAACTTGATTTATTACTTGCTCTTTTTTTTGGAGAAAAATGAATACAACACTAAATTATACAGTAACTAAAAAACCAAAAAATAAATCTATAAAAGTATATTATAGAGTTGACAATACTTTTGCTGGACATATAGTTTATAATCCTTGGGAAGGAACAGTAAAAATAATAAAATCAAACGGTTATATTGATGTTTATCAATTAACAACATTAGATAATTCACCACTTGGACTATGCCATAAAGATTGGTTAATACCTATAAGTTCTCAATTGGAGTTTGAATTTTAAAACAAAGATAATAGTATGGCTGATATAGTAAAAAATCATCTAACAATAACTGGAGATGAGCAAGAAAAAGATAAATTCCTCAATGAAACTAAAATGATTTTTAGTTTAAATAAATTGCTACCAATTTTAGAAGAAGCTCCAATAGAAACTTTTTTGGAAACTTGGGGATGTAAATGGGATGTTGATAGTTGCGCCTTGAAAATTTCCAAACGAGACATGATTGAATATGAATTCAATACACCTTGGAGCCCGCCTTTAAAAGCCATTGATAGTTTAAGTAAAAATTTTCCATCACTGGATTTCACAATAGAATACATCAATCAAGGTGGTAATTTTTTAGGAATTTATGGAATGAAAGACGGAATAATGTTAGATGATTTTTTTGCATCTTGCAAAGATGATATTACAAAAGAGGATCTAACAAAATTTCTTGCTAAAAGAAAAGTCAAAAAAAGCAGGTTTTTAACCAATGAATTACAATTTTATCTAAGTTTAAAAAATTAAAAAAGTAAAGATAATTATATGAATTTAGAAGAAATCCTTGAAGAAGAAATAATTATTGAACACAAAGCAAATTTATATGATAGGCATTGGTCAGTGGAAACTGGCCTTTGGAGTTATGCTCATCGTGAAAAGCTTGGATTAGGTCCCAATGATAGAAATTATGTAGTACATCATAAAGATGGAAACATAAATAATAATAGAAAAAGCAATTTACAAAAACTAACAAGGGCTGAACATGCTGCTATTGGAAAACCTGCTTTAAAACATGAAAAGTGTAAAATTTGTGGAGCCAAACATTTTGGCAAAGGCTATTGTGCCAAGCATTATTGGTTATTAGTTACAAAAAAAAAGAGATAAACAATGAGCCAGATTTCATTTTACAACGACTATAATAACATTGCCATACGAGTTCAACAATTTCATCGAGACTATTCTAAAATGACCACTGCGAATAGAGCTATCACAGAAGTGACTATTGAAGAGGATATGAATAAAATTTTAGCCAGCAAATTAAAAGACGAAATGACTGGTAAAAATATTGACACTTTTGCTTGACAAAAAAATACAAATATTTTATAATTAACTTTGGAGTATTATAATGTCCGAAGAAATAAAAGAAACTTTTATTGAAGTAATAGAGAGCGATGAAAACTTAGCAACCCCAGTTGATAGAAAAAAAATGACTGGCTCTATGATAGAAATATTACCAATCCCTTCTGCTCAAAGTTTTTGCATAAAATTAGGAAATACAATTGAAAAATGTTTCAACGAATATATTGTAAGAATGGGAGTAGAAATAATATCTGACACTATGCTTGATAATAGACAAGCAGATTTGTATTTTGAATACAATGATGATCTATATTATTTTGAAAGCAAAAACAATGTAAACTTGGATTCAGAAAAAAGTCCTGCAGTCTCTGGCAAAATATTCCAAATGGAAAAAGAAGTTGATATAGTTGGTTGTCTAAGTTTTAGAGCAGCCACTAAAAAAGAACTATCTAAATGGGCTAGTGGAAAATTAGTTTCATATCTATATGGATACAATGATTTTTTTGAAATATTTGAAGATAAACTTGAAAAAAATGAATATAATGAAATTTTAAATTGCATAGGAAATGTTTATAAAAAAATGTTAGGAGCAAAATGATACCAATTTACAAATGGGGAGGAGGCAAACGAAAAGAAATAAATTTATTTAAAAGTTTTTATCCTGAAACTTTCAATTTATATGCTGAACCTTTCTTTGGTGCTGGAGCAGTGTTTTTTGATTTAAACTTCAATAATAATATAATAAATGATATTCATAAAGGAAACACAAACTTCTTAAATGAAATCAAAAAAGGAAACGGAAAAGAAATTTATTCTCTTATGGAAAAATACAAAAACGAAGAGGATACTTATTATTTTGTTAGAGATGAATTCAAACCACAAAACGAAACTGAGGAGGCCTTCGTTTTTTATTATCAAAGAAAAACTGCGTTCAGAGGTATGTTAAGATATAATAAAAAAGGAAAGTTCAATATTCCATTTGGAAGATATAAAACAATTAACTACGAAGATCTGCTGGATGTCGAATACGAAAAACTGTTGAAAAATACAGAAATTTATTGTGAAGATTATAATTATATTTTTAATAACTATAATGATACAAACAATTTTTTCTTTTTAGATCCTCCTTATGATAGTGTTTTCACAGATTATGGATATTGTTCATTTGATAAAGAAAACCATAAAGATCTATTTTATAGATTTATCACCACAAAAAATAAATGTCTACTGATTATAGGTGAAACTGACTTCATTTCAAATCTTTATAAAGATTTTATTGTGGGAGCTTATGATAAAAAATATGCTTTTAAATTATATGCGGGTAGAATAGATGATAGCATAAACACTAGACATCTAATAATAAAAAATTACTAAAAACACTTGACAAAATTTTATAAATTTGTTATAATTATATAGAAAGAAAAAAAATTTTCATAACAAGTGAAGTGTAAATAATATGGCTTCGTAAAAATGGAGCAAGATCATATTATAGATATCATAAATATAGCAATGGGAGCATACCGGAACAGGTTTCTACCCTGTAAAACCGTAATGGACGATGCGCGTTCGAATCGCGTTGCTCCTTTTACTACTTGTTGGCGTTATTTCAATGGTAGATTGATGGTCTGTGGAACCATTTATGGCAGTTCGATTCTGCTACGCCAAAAACCCCCTGGGGCTGACAGTTGTTGTTTAACAAACACTTGAAATGCTTAAAACAACAACGATTATTACTTGCTCCATTTTATTTTGTTTATTTTAAGGGCTGAAAATACATCTTTAACTGGAAAAATTAAAAGATGTGTTACAAACTTGCCCTTTTTTAATCAATATGGGTTCGTAGCATAAGAGAAAGTGCGCAGGTCTCCAAATCCTGAAAGTGGATCTTCAAGTGGTCCCGAACCTGCTAAAATTTCAATTCGTCGTAGATCGGCATATTCTAATCACAAAGGGGAAAAAAATGGCAGCTTACACTTTTGTCAACAAAAACATTCCACAAACAAAATCTATCATTGGAAAAAACATGGTAGAAAATCTCGCAGGGGCAATGGCCTTTAAAGCAGAGGATTTTAATGCCCTCGACAGATGGTTACTCACTGGTTCCTCATCCAATATGTTTTATCAAAATAAACAAGATGCCACTGATAAAAATGTCGATGTGCTTCTAAGATGTATTACTAAAGATCCAATTAAAGTAGCAGAACGTATAATTTATGCCAGCGATCATGGAATTTCTAATTCAACTCCCATTTTCGCACTTTCAATTCTATCAGCTTCTACTGATATGAACGCAAAAAAATATTTTAGAAATATTTTCAATAAAATCATAAGAACCGCATCCCATCTTTATGAATTTTTGGAATACGTAAAAAGCGTTCGTGGCTTTGGTAAAACTATTCATAAAGCTGTAAACAACTGGATAGTATCCAACAAAAATTTGGAATATCAATTCCTCAAATATCAATCCAGAAATGGTTGGGAACATCGTGATGTATTGAGAAAATTTCACGTTACCCCAAAAGATGAATATATGAACGCAATCTTTCATTGGGCTGTAAAAGGCTACGATGAAAAAGACAAAGATATTCTAAAAATCATTCCTTATTTTGAAACCATTAAACAAAATCAAGATGAAACTTCTGTAATAAATGCTATTAGAGATGGGAAGCTATCTTGGGAAATGGTCGTTGGCAATTGTCAAAAAATGACTACCAAAATTTGGCAAGAATTGTTCTTCAATATGCCTATGACTGCTACAATCCGTTATTTGGCTACCCTAACAGCAAATGATGTGTTGAAAAATAAGGATAACTTGGATATCCTTGAAAATAGGCTTCTCAATGATGAAATGCTTATAAAGGCCCGCATACACCCCATACAGTTCTGTAAAGCGCTTTCTATTTATCAGACAGGTGGGCAAGGCAGTGAACACTCTACGCTCGTCTATGACCCGATTAGGAGGGTTATAGACATACTTAATGCTGGTATTGAAAAAGCAAGTGAGCATTTGGAACCAACAGGAAAAAATATTTTCATATCTGTTGATGTATCTGGTTCAATGTGGTATGGACATCAAAAAGTTTATGGAAATCTAATGCCAGGACAAATAGCTGGAATTCTTGCTTTGTCAGTGGTAAAAGCTGAAAAGAATTATACTGTTGGGATGTTTGATAACAATTTCGGTTTAATGAACATTGATAAAGGTGTTTCTTACGGTAGAATAATGGATCGTGAAAATGGTATTTGGCCCAAACATTTTGGTGGAACAGATGCTTCATTGCCATACAAATATGCTATGGACAACAAAATGGAAATAGACACTTTCATATGTCTCACTGACAACGAGAGCTGGGCTGGTTATCATCCTTTTATAGCTTTGAAAAGCTACAGGAAAGCTGTGAATAACAACGCTAAAGCTATTTATGTTTCATTGATGCCTTATGGAGATGCTACAACCCTAGTTGATCCAAGTGATGAACAGTCATATGACATTGCTGGTTTCAGTGATCAAACTGTGAAACTTATTCAGATGATAATTCAAGGTCTGTAATATGACCCTTGAAGAAAAAAATGCTATCATTGGCACAAAGAAAATAATCACAGGAAATTCTCCTATTGCTTATACTGTGAAAGAAATCTGGGAGCACAAAGAATTCACTTTGTGCTCCTTTAATGAAACGTCTATTGTTTGTAATGTTGAAATTCTAAAAAATCCTTGACCAAAAAACTAAAATATTTTATAATTAATTAGAGGGAAAAAAATGTCCACTAAGATTTACAATACCAAGCCAATAGAAACTCACAAATATACTATGGATCAAAGAGCTTTCGAGTTGGCAGAAAGTACTGTTAATAAAGAAATAGTTATAATTCCACATTTTGGAGTTGATTTCTTTGTTTCTTTTGAAAAAGAAGATAAAAAATCTCATGTAATCGCTATAGATCCAAATCCAATATTTGATAGAATAGAAAACATGATGAACAAAACAAACAATCTAGGAGCTAATTTTGAAAACCAAGATTATAAACTTTATGGATTTTTGCCTTTTGCAGGAAAACCATTTTTTTATGATTTATTCATAAATGAAAATTATTTTGATTGGGAAGATTTGCAAACTACTTTGCGTTTGTTTGAAATACCAATAGCGCGATTTGCTTGGCGAGGGATTGTCAATTCTGTTGAAGAAATAAAAGAACTCATGCTTAAAAAAGCTGGAAAAAAAGAAGCTCATTTTCTTTTCAAACCAGTAGTAGAAGATCTATCTATTTCATATAGTGGAGGAGCACGAGCACCATCTACTGTAGCGAAAGAGCCAACAGCTATAACAGCAGCCGAAGAAATTGATATTCTATTAGCAGACGATATAATATCTGATAGAAATTTCAACAATCAAATGTTGTTAGAATTTAGCTCTAAAGATCTTCCATTAGCGCCAATTGTTGATATAGATGTTGATCCTTATATTTTTTATACAATAGTCGATGAAGATGGTGAACTTAACGAAGAAGCAATAAAAGCTTTCTTTGATTTCCATGCAAAAAAAGAAAATATTAGATCAGTGATTAATATTTTAGAATATGATGGAGTTGAATTAACAACTCAAAATAGAAGTGCAATTATTGATCTAATAGATGAATATTTGGCATCGCAAATAACAGACGATGCTTTCTTGACAAGTCCTAAATATATAAAAAACACAATATCTGAGTTTAATGCAATAATAAAAAAAGAAATACATACTAGAAGTTCTGATCTGGCAGACAAACTTATCCATGACAAAGAAGCAAAAGAATTTTCAGATTCTTATATTGACGTCGATGAAGGGAGTGTTCTTTATTGTTTTAAAACCATCACAGAAGACATTCATAATATTGACGGATTAATTGATGGAATAATCTATGACAATATTTGGGATTTACCAAAAGCCAATGTGTATTGTTTAAGAAATATATCATTGATGATTGTAGATGAACTATATGGATTAAAAGAAAATTCTGTAATTCATGCACAATGTATAGAAGCAGTCACAAAAATAATAAGAACTCCTGTTTTCTTGCTTGCCAAAGATCTTTTGCTCAAATCAAATGTCGAATATGATCTTTAGGAGGCTTCTTTGAATAACAATCAAATTATTTCCTCAATTGTAGAAAAACACTTTTCTCTAAACGAGGAAAGTGTTTTGCGTTTTAAAGAACTTCTTGAAAATCCTTTCAAAGATCCAATCTATAACAATTTAGATTTAATAGATGGACGATTAAAAATAAAAATTCCTACAGATGCACTTGAAAAATATGACAATGGTTGGATTTCTTTTAAAGTTATATACAAAGATTTTTATGAAAACTCCGGTATAACTTATAATAATTTCAATTCTGGTTTATTCAAAAATAAAAAGATATTGAAAAGCGTAAAAGATTTTTATGACAAAGTGGATTTAGACACTATAATAAAATTCAACCAATCAATAAGCGAAAAAAGGTTTCCTATAGGCAAAGAATTACAAATAGTTCTTTCATTGAATTTTGCTGATTGGTTTCTATGTTCCACAGCAGAAAGCTGGACTTCTTGTTTGGATCTAAAATCTTCCCATCAAAGCGCTTTTTGGGCTAGCTTACCTGGACTTATAATAGACAAAAACAGAGCATTGGTTTATATAACAGATGGAACCAAAAAAGAATTCTGTGGGATAACAACAGACAAGTTTATAACCAGAAGCTGGGTTTTATTGGATCAACAAAATGTTTTAAATACAGTAAAAGAATATCCACTAAAAATGTTAGGAACTGATATAATAAAAGACAAATTAAAATTAAACGAAATAAAAAGCATCGACAATGATTTTACCAGTAAATATCCATTAGATTTTTTGTTCAACAAAAGAAATTATTCAATATTTCCATACCTTGATAATTCAAAATTAAAAACTATATTTAACAAACATTATATATTAGGAACTGAAACCCATGGTGGAGTTTATGGAGTTGATATCTATGGAACTCCTTACGATGATAGTCCTTATAATTGTGAGTTTGGACTTGAAGCAATAATAGAACAAGAAAAAGAAATAGATTGTTACTGTGGGGAACAATATTCTTGTCAGGATTGTGGAATTGGTTTAACAGAAGATTATGTATTTTTTGATTATAATGGCAATGAATATTGTGAAGATTGTTTTGATGCTAAATTTGAATATTGTGAATATTGCGGCAAAGTATTAGATTTAGACGGCTCTTGTGATTGCAAAAATTCTTGACAAAAAAAACAAGAAAAAGTTATAATTAATTATCGGGGGAAAAATGTTCGAAGATACTGGCTCTATCCTAGACGAAGAAATGTTAACAACTCTATTTAGAATATCTTCTCCATCTAATAAAGAAGATAAGATGCAATTATTTATAAAAAGCTTTTTGACCTCTAATAAAATAGATTTTCAAACTGATAGTATCGGCAATATATTTCAAATGAAAATAGAAAATGTTCCTCTTCTTTCATCTCATATGGATACAGTGGAAGATGTGGCAAAAGATGGGCCACTTATGAAATATATTAAAATTTGTGAAAACAAAGAGTATGGCCGATATCTTCGTGGTTATGGGATTATAGGCGGGGATGATAAATGTGGTATATTTATAATGTTGTCATTGCTCGCAAAATATAATGGTAAACTAAACTTTATATTTTCAGTGAATGAAGAGCATGGAATGTCTGGAATTAGAGAAGTTATCAAAACTCAAGATTTTAGTAAAATTCTTTATGGTATTATTCTAGACCGGCGTGGTTCCGGTGATATAATTTGTGTGGATAAAAACTATGGCACAAAAGAATTCGAAGAAGAATTGAAAAAACTTGGCACTCCTTATGGATATGCTCATGCTTCCGGCGCGAGTTCAGACGCTAACTATATATGTGAAAAAATATCTTGTGCAAATCTAAGCGTTGGCTATTACAATCCTCATAGTAGAAAAGAATTCGTCATAGTTGAGGATTTGGAGAATGCCATGAATTTTACAGAAAAAGTTATAACCACTCTGAACACAAAATTTAAAGCACCAGAAAAAGTATATGCAACACATTATGATGGCATCGCTTATAATTATAAATCATGCAAAATATGTTTTGCTAGAGAAAATACAAACGCGGTGTTAAAGTGGGCAGCTCCATTCAAAGGATATCTATGCACAGAATGCGCTGGCAAAATAGTGGAACTAACAAAAGATGATGAATTTGTAAAATTTGCCACACCTGTTATAAAAATTGAAACAATGCCAGAAGTAAAGCCACTAATCACACCTCCTGCAATAAAATCTTGCTGGTACAATGAGGATTACATGAAATCGTATATGGGAGATTAATAATATATAAATGAGCGATCAAATTTCAAAAATTTTACTAGGCTGCGTTTTAGTAACCGTAATTCTTGTTCTATGTGGAATTTTTCCAGCCATAGCTGTAATGGTAACTGCTATAGTCATCGTTGGATTTTTTGTTATCTTTAAAGAATAACATCCTGCAAAGATAAACAAAAGGGGTTATTCATGCCTACAGTTGTAAATGTAGTACCAGTAAGCGAAAAAAAAACAGATATTGAAGTTTCTATGACATCAAATATATTTAATGTCAAAACACCTTTAAGTATAGATACCGAATCTGATATCTATGGTAACAAGAAATCTCCAAATGTAGATTTTCCTAAATTTCCTGTTATAAACAAGTAGACATTTATTTTTAAAAAATTATTATTCATGGAGTGTTGTAATGTCTGTTATAGAGACAAAAAATAAATCAATAATATATACTTTGGTTAAAAACCATTTTGGTTTAACAGAAGATAGCCTGGAACTTTTTAAGTTCCGGCTTTTTTTTGAGCCTCTCATTAGCAAAGAATATAAAGCAATATTAAAAAGCGGTAACAATTTAAGAAGTTATTATGAATTGAACGACGAAATTTTAGAAGAAACCGACGCAGGGTGGAAAATCTTCAAAAGTTATTTTAAACTGTTTACTTCTGAGAACAACATCACTTATAGTAATTTTAGAAACAACTCTTTTCCTATAGACGGCCAGCAATTAAAAGCGGGAAAGGCATTGGCAAAATATTATTTAAATCCAGATTTCCCAAATAGATTTATATTTGATTTTTATAATACAATGGATATAGAAGTATCAAAACTGATCTTTTTTAAAGAGCCTACTGTATTAAACGAGCCAATATTCATACGTTCAATAGTTTGTAGCGACACCAATGCTGATAAAATAAAAATAGTATACAAAGCAAATAAAGATATATTAAAATCAAAGAAAATTGTCGTTAATGTTCAAGAAGCAACAATTGTTTTTAATGATATAAAAACAGCATTCAGCAACTTTATAAATGAAAATTTGGATTACATAGGAACAAAAAAAATACCAAATAGAAAATTATACTTGGTATTTTCTCTAAATTTTACCGATTGGTTTCTATGTTCAACCGCTGAAAGCTGGTCTTCATGCATGGATTTAGAAAGTGATTGCGATCTTTGTTATTGGGCTGGTCTTCCAGGTTTAATCACTGATAAAAATAGAGCATTAGTCTATATCACGGATGGAACTAAAAAAAATTATCATGATATTGTTGCCGACAAAATGATATCACGTTCTTGGCTTTTAACAATGAAAAGAGGAATTGGCAAAAAAAGTTCTACCGAAATAACTTTTGCAAAGGAATATCCTATTAGCACAGGGCTAAAGGACATAGCTTCAAAGTTACTTAATATAAATATTTTTCATTCAGAAGATCAATTTAATGAACCTAAAAAATATCGTTCACGATATTATTTTGATTTATTGTTTCATAAACACTCTAACAATAAAAAAATAGTGACAGATGTTTATAAAGACACCACTAAAGTTTATGTTAAAAAAGACAATGAAAAAAAATTCGGCAAAAAACAAGGATTTCATAAAGCAGGAAGAGGAATAAATTTAATATTGCTAAATAAAAACGGCAAAATTTGTAATAAAAATCATGATGATACTTGTTTTTATATTTCTGAAGTTGCTGGAATTAGAGGACTTGCCCATTTAATAAATGAAAAAAAATCTATCACAGAATTTTTAATGAGGAATTAAATGAACGAAACTGATCTCAACAACATCAAATTGATTTCAACAATAGTTGAAAACCATTTTGGCTTAACTAAAAACTCATTTGATTTTTTCAACAAAGAATTAAACAATACAACATTAGACCCATATTTTCAAGATTTATTTGCTGAACACAAATCAACAGACTTAAGAGTTCGATACAAAATCCCACAAGAAATATGCAGTACCATAGATAATGGTTGGAAATACTTTGTTATCAGCTTTTTTAAATTCATTGAAAAATACGATTTTAACTATTCAAATTTTATAACAAACAAAATAACGATAGAAAAAAATAGCATTAAAACCAGAAAAGCTTTGATATCATTTTATACACAACCTGATAATTTTATGGCTTTTAGAAAAGATTTATACTCAAAAATGAGTGCTGATTTAAGAAATAAGGAAGTAAGGGATTGGGAAACAAAAAAAATAGTTACCCCCAATATTGTACAAGCAATAACTGACTATATAGATTCTATACTTAACACAGTTTCTCAAAGATGTTTACCTAAAACAGAAATACAACTAGTTTTAACCTGCAACTTTGCTGATTGGTTTCTATGTTCAACAGCTGAAAGTTGGAAATCTTGTTTAAATCTTGAAAGTGAATTTCATACATCATACTGGGCTGGCCTTCCAGGTCTTTTAGGCGATAAAAATAGATGTATGCTCTATATAACTGATGGGACTAAAAAAACCTATCAAGGAATAACAGTAGACAAGATAATAGCACGTTCTTGGGGGCTTCTATCAGACGCTAATTTTCTCAGCATAATAAAGCCATACCCTTTGGCTGATATTTTTGATGCCCCAATGGTATCAACGTTGACTAATTTGAAAACAAAAACACTTACTTCAACAGAATTTATTTCAAAAAATCCTGTTGAACTATTATACCTCGATGACATTAGAACTCCATCCTCTTTCATTTATCAAGATAATAGTGGATTTACAGAAGATCTTTATATAAAAGTATTACAATCTGGATTTTACTCATTTATAAATGGGCAGCTACGACGCGGCGAAGCAATAATAAATTATACATCAGGCCTCATAAATTTAATACAAAGAAAAGAAAGCCTAAAACAATATATCATAAAAAAATTGACCTGTTTACACTGTGGGCACACATCTGAAGCAGTTAAAACTTTCATGGTAGATGGTCAATCATATACCCTATGTCCAACATGTTTAAAAGAAAACTTTAAAAAGTGTACTAGCTGCAATGAATATCACTTGAAAAGTTTTTTCACATCAGTGTGCGACACAGAAGGTGAATTTTTGATTTGTAATAATTGTCTTGAAAGAAAGTATTCCAAATGTGAAATGTGTAACAAATATCATAAAAAATCTTCATTGCTTATTGTATATGACACTTTTAAAAACAAAAGCGAAATGTGTTTTAAATGTATAGAAACTATACCAGACATAATATGCTGTGATCGTTGCGGATCATATATGCCCGCTAATATGATACAACAAGCAAATTTAATTGGCACAGAATTTATGTGTGATAAATGTTTGCAAAACTATACAGACCAAAAACAAATATTTTTTGATTTTATGATAGGTGAACCAATACAATATATTAATCCTTTAATATATGCTGCGTGAACAGCAATAAAAAAACCCACCTTAAATGGTGGGTTTTTTCTTTTATTAAATAACTTAGCCAGTAATCACAGTCCCTGATTGATAAACATTCAAAGACATATTTATAACCTCTATAACCGATACAGGAACTATTTTAATAATTCCAACCATCATGTTTTGTGCAACCACATTAGCAGGATTTGTTGTAGCATCAATTGTTACAACGTACTGACTAATTCCACCACCCTGTCGTATAGGTTCAAGAATAGAAGTGATTAAATCACTCGCCCTTCCCCAACTATCAGGATTATCCGGTTCAAAAATCATTCCATTAAGAGCTGTTTTCATCAATTTCTTCATGTAAACAACCATTCTACGAACATTAAGCCTATTTAAAGCAGTAGAAGCTCTTAATCCTGTCTTCTGCCCGTAAACCACAAGACCAGCAGATGGAAATTTAACTATAGGATTTACACAATTAAACCCACCATAAAGTTGATCACGCTGTGGTTGTGAAATCAATGTTTCAACATCGCTGGCTACAATAACTCCACGAGTATTTCCTGCTGGAGCAAACCAAGGATTAAACTTGTTATCTACTTGCATATACAAAGAAGCTATAAACACAGATGGCGGACACCAAGAATATCTACCCCAATAAGCGTCATAAGTCTTAATCCAAGGCCAATAAATAGCAGCATAAGAAGAATTAATAGCAGCAGTTCTGCCATTCCCTAATCCATTATGCCATGCAACTACCTGGCTATAAGAAAGACCAAATGGCGTATCCACTATATATACAAAATCCATTCTGCTATTAGCTAAAGCAATAGCAGCATCCTGCACTGGTTGTTCCACATCATCTGGCGTAATAAGAATATGATAGTTGAAATAATCAGCATTAGCAAGATCACTTGAAGAACTCAAAGCAGCCACAAACAATGCTGGATCGCCAGTAGATGGAATTCCATCTGTTCCGGGTTTATAATTATATGAACCAATTGAACTATTGCCTGAATATGCAATTTCTGTAGATACGTCAGCAAGACCAAGTGTATAGGTTCCATTAGGGAATGTAATAACTCCATCTGTAGGAGATGGGAACGGGATAGCGTTTACATCAACATAACTTGATCCACCATTTTCTAACGCAGCGTTCATTACCGTAGCAAAATATTTAGGATCAGTAACAGTTAAACTAACAGGAGAGAATGTTTCTTGCAAAGTTCTATTATAATATGTTTGTACAGTATGAACTGTTACAGCTGCTACCGTAATTGTAACAGTAAGACCAGAGCCAGTAGTGCTACCAGTAGTAGAATATGTTCCGGTAGAATACCCCGTACCTTGTTCTATAAGATTTATACCAGTTACGCCACCGCTTACTGTTGTAATTATAACACTGGCATCGCCATTGCCACCTAATAAAGTTACTATTTTTCCAACATCACCGGCAATATAATTTGACCCTGCAACACCTATTACAGCTGTAGCAACGCCCATAACCGCTGGATTAATACTACTTGTTTTAACAACCTGAATAAGATTTCCAGAGCTTCCATATTGAGAAGCAATAAACTGTATCATGTCGGCAGAAGTTACAGCCACTGCTGCACTACCCGCAACAGCAGTTCCTAAACCATAGAAAGCCAAGAAATGTATAGTGTCGCTGTAATTAGAAGTAGTTTCTACTATAGTTGGAGAAGTTAATGAAGTAGCTGCACTTATTCTTATTTGATTATTACTATCAAGACTAGCAGCAATACCCGCCGCCGCTTGACCATATCTAGCTGTTCCTACCCCACCCATAAAATTAGTGCCAGCTATAAAATCATTAGCTTCAACTCCTGGTAAAATAGTTATAGATGATCCAGTTAAAATTCCTGGAGTAACAGCACCAACAGTGGCCGTTGTTAAACGAATTCTACCAGTATAACTATTAACACCAACCGAAACAACATAAGAAGTCGTTGGATATGTTAATATACCAACAGCTCCTGCTATTGGAACAGGAGATATACTTGAACAATAAACACCACCAGCTATAGAAGTAAACAATGTTCCAGCTCCAAATGCTAATATTGAAGTTATTCCTCTAGTTTTGGAAGCAAAAAATATTCCAACCTTTGCTGAAATAGTTGAGAAGCTACAAATAGCATTAATATTGTAAGTTAAAAACCAAGCATTTATAATCGCCACTAATTGACTATATGTAGTGTTAGAATTTACGCCATTTACAGAAATTGTTTGCGCAGATCCGCCATCAAGGGTCAAAGTAAAATTATATGAAGAGCCAGTAAAACCAACTGCAGTAGTAGGAGTTGCCGCTGTATTAAACAATATAAAAGTTACATTTCCGCGAGTTCCTGCAGCCATAGCAGAATTTATTGTGCTACTTATGCTAGTAAGTGTGTCATTAGCAGCTACATCAAAAGATAAAGATCCTCCTGACCAAGCTGAAGCAGAACTAACTGCCATCTTAAAAGAATATGTTCCAGGAACTATTGTTGGTGCAACTCCTGGTGCCTGTGTTCCAAACTCCTGATATCCATAGGTTGCTGGAATTTGAGCGTTTATCTGACTAAGAACGTCTGTCTGTGCCCATCGACCAGAATAAGGCGCATCAACAAAAAACGTTTTAGCGAAAGTGGCACCTACATCGCCAGTAGAAGGAGTTACGTTGAAATCATAAACTCCACCATTAACAAATCCACCAGTTCCAGGAAGTACATCTGTTATTCTAGTAAAAGGGGTATATCCTTGAACAGCCGCAGCGCCATTTGTAATAACTTTCTGCGCTTGAGTTGTGGCATATATTCCTGTAGTTTCAGCTACTCGATAAAATATAACTTGATTACCATTTTGAAAAGCATTTTGAACAGCTAAATTGCTATAACCAATACTTGTTGGATATCCGAAAACTTGTTGGAATTGCGAATAACTAGTAAGCATTGTAGCAGTGTTTATAGGACCCATTGAAGCATATCCAACCACAGCCAAAACAGTGCTTGAACTAGTAACGCTATACATAGATTGATCTTGTTCTATAATTGATACGCTAGGTGATAGATTAGACATATTAACTCTCCTCCATAAATATATTTTTTTCTCATTATTATCTTTACAAGCCACTCAAAGTGATATCAACAACTAACCAAAATATAAACTATAATGGTTTAATGCTTATAAGCCCCATTCTCTCAAGATTTTTAAGTTGATCCGTTATTTTTGTTACTTGTATTTCCCCATAACTATTCAAGTATCCATTATCAGTCAACTGAAAATACTGGTCTGTTTTGTTTTTTATTTTAAAAAATACTGATACCTTGTTTTCCATAATGTATCCTTTTTATATAACCCCAGCCTCTTCATAATACAAATTAATTTCACTTGATAATCCAAATGTTGTAGTATAATCAAGCGGTAAATAAGCTCTCGGTACTATAAAATCTAATGACCTCCTACTTACCTTATCTTGAACTTCACCTGGATCAATATTGGTTTCGTTTGTAGGATTTGTACAATAACCAGTAGCCCATTGTCCATCAATCCCAAAAGCATAAGGACGTTTAAATGGAGCATTGGCCATCAATTGATATTGAAGAACATCAGCATCTAATTCATTAGCAACCATTATCATAATTTTATAGGTCAATTTACAGATAATTGGTGCTGGAACATACGTTGCTGTAGAATTAGTTAAGTTTAATGTCCTTTCAGTTGCAAAACCAAGTAAATTTTCCTTATCAGAATATTCTATGGTTGTTAAATAGAAAGTTACAGTTGGATTTAAATTAGCACCATTTATAACAGGAACTAAATATTTAACAAATGCACGAGGAGGTGAAGCGTATGACACATTAACGCCATCTTCGGGTCTATCACCATAACGAGCTAAATAAGTATTTTTTTTTATATAATTCTTTACAGCTCTGCCATAAAGAACAAATAAACTATATTCACTAACGGGCATTATACTCTACCTCCCATAGGAGGAACAACATAAAAATCTTCACCTTCTACTAATTTTTTACCTTCTTTTTTACTTTCAGATCCAGATTTTGTCATAATAATTCCACCCCTAAAAAGTAAGCCTTTAACATCTTGATCTTCACTTAATTCTTTAGCCCCATCAATTTTAGGAGATCTAGTTTTTTTGTCATAAGAAAAAGTAAGTCCTTTCGAACTCATTCCATTCATTTTTTCTGCCATTGATTTATCAATATAATCAATGATTTGCGCATCAAATTTTTTAATATCCAAAATATTTTTAGCCATGATTATTCCTTATCAATCTTTCGCATTCCCCATTGATTGCGCTCAATAATTCTACGATAATTGCTTGGCAAACCATCCAATTCATCCAATGTAAACAAATTGCAGTCCAAAGTAAATGTAGAATAATCCCAGCCAAAATCTCCAGTAGGATTAGCGTTCAAAACCTCATAAATTCTATATTTATGGGTCATTATAGCATCACCCATCTCAATTAAGTCAGTAAGATTTGAATAAGTTTTGTCAGCAGAATAAAATTCAAATTGACTATCTTTAAATACTGTTTTATCAAAACTAACTAAATTTATACTTGGATCATTTACCCCTTCCATCGTAGCAATAAATCCAGAAATCAAATTAATTTGTGTTACCAGTTTTTGTGTGGTTGAGACAAGACCGTCTGTTAATATATAACTACCAACCTTTACACCATTGACATAAATTATCAAATTATTTTCCGTGTTTTCTATTGACGGAGTACCTGAACCAGCATAATTTAAAAATATGCTGCTGTTCTTTTTATTCTTTAAATCACGTATAGTGTTTACCATAGAATTGAAATTAACTACAAACTTTGCATTCTCTTCAATTTCTTGATAAGGTTCAATATTCAATGTTCCCTTCCAAATATTATCAAGATGATAAGCTCTTAAAGTAAAAGGTGGAAGAAAAATTTTACTATGTTGTGCTGATCCATAAAGTGGTTCTATGACAGTAGCTTTTTTATCAAGTTTAAATACAGTTATTATTGGTGCGTGTAAATTCATGTACGCATCATTCATGTATGAGACATAATTATTAAAATCACTTTCACGAAAATAATTAAAGTAATTGAAACTACTCATTTATACTTCCCATAAACCCATCACTATTCCTTTTCAATTCCCATTGTTTTAATAGCAGAATAAGAAACGCTTAAAGCAGCAGCTTTTGCTTCAGCTAATCCTAACACATTTCTAATTGATTTATAACAATGATTTCCAGGTGATGGAGGCCACATTGGAGGTTCTCCTAAAGTTCTGGTAATACTGTTTATAATAATTTGTTTAACTGCTGGCATTTTTCTAAACGATGGTGTCAAAGCATCATATTTTTCTTTAGCAGTGATAAAATCTTTCTTTTCAATGGCTTCATAAACTTCTTTCAATACATCTTCATATTCTCTTTTATTAGTAATAGATTTGGTAACTTCTTGTTTCACTAAAGGATCTTTTCTTACTTTGGATAAATACTCTAAAACTTTTCTACCTTTTAATTCCCTGAAGTTTTCACCAATTCTATACCAAATACTGGCTATTTTTGAAAGACCTTTTGAATAAGCCAATACTAAAAGACTTCCACCAAAAACAGCTAGAAGCCCTAAAGCACCAATTCCTAATACTGAAGCTGCTGCTTGCATACCAACTTCAGCAGCACTTTCATTAAATTGGTTTTCGTATTCTTCATCTTCTTGTTCAAGTATATAATCCTTAAAATTATCCATCGTTAATTCCTTCTTGCTTATCTTTACTTTATGATGTGAGGGAGAGGATCAGCCGATCAAAATTTGCTGTGGCTCGGCCTGTTTTATCATGTCTTCATAAGCTTTATCGCGTTCGGCTTCACCTTGACGAATTAATTCAGCAGAATTTAATTGAATGTTTTCAGTTCCGCCTGGGATTGAGCCACCAAAGGTTCCGCGAATATTTCCAAGTAACATTTTTGATAATCCCACCAAAGCTCTACGTATTAGATTATCACTAAGAATTTCAGTTACAGTTAAACTGGCACGATATCTAATTCCAATTTGAAGTGATTGATGAGGAGTTGGAGTAATTATCAGATTATTACCAATGATTTCCCATCTTACTTCAGTTCCAAGAATTAAGTTCATATCCTTTTCAGTTGATAAAGCCATCCAATAATCAGTTAAAAAACCAACTTGCCCAGGGCGACCAAATTTTTGAAACAAATATTGCATGAATAAATTAGAAGCCATATCAGTATCAGCAGCATAATAACCAAAAGGCATTGCTGGTTTAACTATGATATCAACTATATTAACTGTAGGATCACCAATTACACTTGGTATAGTATATCCTAAACCACCTGGAGAAGGATATAAAGTTTCATATAAAAGTTCTTCACGATAATTTCTCCACCTATTATATTCTGTAACAACCTCAGCAAGTAAATTCTGTAATTGTTCATCAGTAAGTTCAACTGGCACAATTGGCGCACCAAGTCTGGAACGAACATAATCAAATATAGGAGAATAATCAAGTGATGGTAAATTACCATCAACTATAATACCAGAATTATCAATAGGCACAACATCAATTGAAATACTATTTATATAGCTTGGAGTTATTCCATCACTTTCAAAATATATTCTAACTGATAAATCTAGTGCTGGATCTGTCGTAAAATTTATTATTTGACTTTCCAACAAAGCCGCGTTTATTGTTTGAGAATAAGATCCATCAGCTATATGCCAAGATCCACTCATATAATAATAAAATTGATTTCCTAATTGAACCGTATACCAAGTATTAGCAGAAGCATCAATGTTTATGGCCGTTATTGAAGTATTGACAAATCCAACTCCAAAATCCACATCAGCATATGGAGTCGTAGTAGAATACTTCGTAAGTGCTGTAGCTTCTGGAGTATAATTTTGTATATTTTTATATATTTTATAAACTATAAGTTCATCAAATTTATAAATGTCAGTGCCATTCCAAGCCATTATAAATGTTGCATCTAACTGTACTTGACGAGTAAATCCAGTGATACACATTCCAAGTAAGTTACCATTAATAAACAATTGAGCCATAGTAGAATTGAAGGATAATTCAAAAGAATAGAATGACAAATAACTATTGTTCCAAATACCTAAAGTATTATTAATTATCAAGTTACCAGAATTATCATACATATTAAGAACTATAGTCGAAGTAGTAGCTTTATGGATTAAATCAATTCTATTATTGTTTGTCGCACCTTTAATGCTGAACAAAGTGGCATCAAACGCTGGAGCGTTTAAAAGTCCTGAAGTTCCAACACCACCAAGCAATGTTATTAAATTAAGCCCAGTAGAAGGTGCGGTAATGGCAATTGTATCGCCATAATTCAACGATTGAATTTCAATTATTCCATTCATATAAGCTACTGGATTTGTTTGAGCATCATATAATGAAACATTGCTTGATATTGTTGAATATATATTGGCAAAACTTTCTGTTCCAAGCAAGGGAAAGCTTATTTGAACTGGTGTTTGCCCAGCAATTGATAAAGCAAATCCATATGTTCCCGCAGTAAATGCTGATATTGTTGTGGCTAAAAAACTTTGATGTCCAAATCCATTATTGAAAGTTGATTTCACCCAAAATTTAACACACCCTTGATTAGCTAAAGTGTTAAAATTAGTATTGCTATATGTTATTGAGCCAGCTAAATTTACACACTGCGCAAATTCTCCAAAATTTGTAACTACAGGATTTCCAGTAGTTACTACTGTAGAAACACCCTGTCCATATAATATATTCAAATTAACATCAAAAGGAACATATGCCAATATATTATCAGAATATTCCTTTAAAGCTACTTGGTTAGTCCCTTGTATAAAAACTGTTGGATCGCTATAAGATATACTGGTAAAGCTAGTTGATGTCATTAATTTTATTCCTCACATTTAACTTTACTATAATTAACGCACGAAATCTTCTTCAACCTGTTGAACTTGATCACTTCGTTGTTTCTTTTTTTCACTATCAGGAATGGTTGAATTTTCATCAAGTGTTTGAATGGTATAAGTCCCATTAGTTGACATTCCCACTATCAATCCTTCATATTCTTTCTCATCAACAATAACAGTACATGTTCCGTCAGAACTTTTATATTTAATCCTGCTTTTTTCTTTCTCGGTTATTACCACTGTCATAAAATCCTCCAATCTATATATGAAAAAACCCTCCAGTAGAAAGGAGGGTATAAAAAAAATCACTCTTTCGAGCAGCCGATTATCGCCAGCTTTACTTATCTTTGCTTGACAAACTTTCTAAAAAAATATATTATAATAACAAGGGATACAAAAAATGCCGGATTATTTGGACGAAACAAAACTTGGAGAAGAACTAAAATATATTTTTAAAGTAGATTTCATACACAACAAAACAGTTCCAAATTCAAAATGTTTAAAAAGGCCTGATTACAGAAATGATGTTTTAATGTTAATTGTCGAGCACGACGGGGACACTCACTATACATCTCCAAAAAGAGCTTATGAAGATACTGTGAAGGATACAATATATAATAATATGGGATACAAAATTGTCCACATACCATATTTTGTTCAATTAAGCGGAGCTGTGGTGAAAAAACTTTTTAATATGGAATATGATAAAAAACAATACTATCCGCATGGTTTTATTGACGCAAAAGCTCTTTTACCAGCATATTATTGCGAAATAGGAATTAAAAAATTTTTAAATGATTTAAAATATTTTAATTTTATATCACATGATATTATACAATCTCTAAAAAACATAACAGAAGTTGTTAAAGAAAAATTTTTAGTAATTCCACCAAGTTTATTATCATTGCTTGAATAAAAAAAAGCAGCCCAAAAGGGCTGCTTTTAATTTATTACAGTATTTATTAGATACCGTAGTTAAGAAGATTAAGCGAAGCATAATTATACTGACCACGAGTAACCATTGTAAGAGCATAACGAGTGAAAAATCCTCGAATGCTATTAAAGCTATTTGGATCAGTAACTGTATTGCTCATCCAGTTAGTATATGGACTATAAACAACACCAGCACCATAAACAGAATTCTCGCTCTTATAGCCAAGAAGAATATTATTAGCAGATGCACCAGTTCGGTTAGGATCAACATAAATGTTGAGTTTTCCACCAAGCAAGCCAGCATCGTACATCGTATTACCGGTATTAGCAATTTCTCCCTTATAGTCAGGAAGCATATTAAGAATAGCGGCAATCTGAGGAGATGTGATGGCCCAAGTAGCTGCACCTAAGCGGTTATACTGAGCAATCTTAGCCTGAAGCTGATAAATCTTCTGTGCGAGTGATCTGTGGCGATCAAGGAAATTACCAGAAGTATTATTTCCAGCACCAGCGCTATCATTTGTCCAATCATGAATGAATGAAAGATCCGGAATAACACGATCAGAAATGAAGGTTACGATTTCACGATCAAGCTCATAATTCATTTCCATCGAAGCAACCTTAACAAGCTCGGCTTCCACATCAATCTTGTGATAAGCCTGCATATCTTGCTCAGATTCCTTAGTCCAGCGAACCTTAAGTTTCCTCTCGGTTGTTGCTACAGACATGTTAGAAATGCTGAATTCCATTTCAGGGATAGCAGTAGAACCTTCCTGATTATAAACGAAATAAGCATAAAGAGTATCGCCAACTGTTGCTCCAGAAATAGCTGTAACAGCTGCATTCTGGACAATAATTGTACCAGATGACGCTGTATAAGAAACTGTTGCGCCAGAGGAGAAAATTGTCTCAGTTGTAGACAACACTGTGGTCAACATTTGCTTAGTAGTGGCATTAAAAAGTTCGATCCTCTTCATACCAGTAGTAGCATACTGAACACCAACAAAATCAGTAATATCTGTACCAGCGGCTACTGTAGCTGTGGCACCAGTGGCATAGGTTAATGTATACGGACCAATCTTCTCACTTGTATACATAGAAGCATAAGCAGGAGATGTCTGCATTGGATTGGCAGAATACTCACTGGAAGCAGCTATATTGCCCTTGTGATTAGTAAAGGTGTAAACGATGTAGTAGATAACACCGGTAGGATGTGTTAAAGGCTGAACTGATACGATTTTATTCGCAATAAGCTCGGGGAAAACACGTCGAATAATTGGGAACATAATCTTAGGAAGAACATAGGAACCAACAGCACCAGTCTGAACTGGAGCTTCAGTAAGCATTCCTTCGCCTTCATTAAGAATATTTTGCTCAAGCCAACCATTAGGCAACTGGCCCTGATTAACCATCTCAAAATAAGAATTCTCAAGAACTATAGATGTGTCTAATTTTTCATTATAGTCGAGACCTTCAGTAATCCAATCCCAGCGATTAAGAAGTTCCCGTTCATGCGCTTGCTTAGCCTCTTTATTAAGATATTCAATACTCATTTAATTCCTCCATTTTTTCAAAAACATTTTCAAAAGCATTTAATGTGCTATAATTTAAATTTAAAAAACTATATTAAGGCTGCACCAACCTTATTACAATTATCTTTACTATATCTAAAAATAGCTACTATTACATTCTCGCTATTTTAACAATAGAATCTCGATAACTGGTTGATGATTGAACTTCTTCATTCAAGCCAGAAAAACCATTTTCAATGAAGCTTTCTGATTGCTCATCGTCTTCATCGTCATCGTCATCTTTATCCTTCTCATCTTCCTCTTGATCTTTCTTCCATTCTTTCATGGCCTTTTTAAAATCATCTTCGTCATCAAAATCAGATTTTTTAGGCTTTGGCTCGTCGCCTTCTTTCTTTGATTTCTTTGATTTCTTCTTACCAACACCATCTTCATCTTCACTGTCGCCATCGTCACTGTCTTCTTTATCAGTGCCGGACATAAACTCATCATCTTCTTCCTCATCATCTTTCTCAGCTTCAAAAACGTCTTCAAGGTTTTCAATGATAGTGTAGAATTGATCAGTAACTTCCTCTGGTCCACCTTCCTTAATCAAAGCAAGAATAAGTTTCTGTGTCTTTCCAGAATAAGGAGCGATCAAACCAGCAAGTGTCTTAGCGCCTTCCTCAAGTTCTTGATCACTTTCTAATTCATCAATTCTGCGTTGAAGTGTAGTAATTGATTCGGCGTAAGTATTAGAGTAATAATCCTCACCAAGAAGTGGTGCGATTACTTCCTTGATTCTCTCAAGAACTTGAATTTCAGGATTAGACTCTACCATTTCTGAAAGAACCTCAGCCTTAATTTCATCTCTCATTTCATTAAGCGCAGTAATCATCTTATTAGCGAACTCTTCTTTAAGTTCTTCTCTATAAGAAATACTTGCTTCCTCAAGTTCCTCGATCTTAGCTTCCTTTAGGGCGTCAACTTCTTCCATCATCTGGGCGTAAGTTTCTTCCTTCCAGTTTTCAAGGCTTTCACGAAGAACTTTCTCTTCTTCATCGTTCAATTCCTTGTCAAGAATATTTTCCATTTACAATCCTCCATATACAGTACAATATTAACTTTTCTTATAGCAAAAAAAGGGGGTGTTAATTTTTTCAATGATATTTAAATTTTTCTCCATCATCTTTAGCAAAACCTTTAATAATATCTTCTATCATATCAAATAATCCATTTTCCAACATATCTAATGAAAGATGGCTTTCTTCACTATGTCTATCTTTATTTGGTCTTTTAATAATAACAGTGAAAAGTATAGGATACTTTAAATCATTTCTATCTATTCCTATTGTGCAAGAAGCAAAATTTGCTCTAAGCAAACCAGAAAAATCTTCTTGTTCTAACCATTTTTTTATTGTGGCTATTTTTTCAAGTATTGGTTTGTCATCATGCTTTTTTTCTTCTTGAACATTATACTTTTTTAAAATCGCCGTAAATAATTTTTCTTTTGTATCATAATAAGGAGTTTCACCAACAAAATCCAAATGAGCTTTTTTACCATCCAATTCCATATTTAATAATACACCAACATTATCGGGATTTCCCTTTGGTTGATCCTCAGTGAAGTCAAAAATTTCTAACTTATATTTTAAAGCTTTCAACATGCCATGCCTTGTTATTTCTTCCATCCATTTGAAAACTTTACTCTTTATTTTTTGTAATTCTCTATCCTTATCATCATCAAAAGTTTCATAACCTTCTTCATCATTATATCCTCTATCATCTGGATTATTCTTTTGAAACTCGCTAGAACTTTGTCCTTTTCTACCAATTAATTCAGCATATAATTTATCAACAGCTTCATCACCTCTGTCTTTTGCATTATTTATTTTTTGAGCTATCTTTATATCACCACCTACATCTGGATGATACTTTTTAATCATTTCTATGAATTTTTTTTTACTTTCCGGATTTGATATAGCTTCTAAAAAAATCATTTAAACATCCTTATTATGTAAAGCGGTTGAAGCGCTACCAACCACATCGCTTGTATCAGGTTTTGCATAGGGATTTAAAGCTCTGATACCAATACCAGCGCCTATATAAACTCCAGCTCTAGCAAAAGGATTAAGTTCTTTATTATTAGTAACTGGATTAATTGATCCATATAAATTGGCCAACTTGCCTATAATTAATGTAGGTATAATCATCATGGCCATCATTGTTCCATATTGACCAATACTTTTTAAAACCACTTTCATTTGTTCTTTTTTAGCAAGGCCAACAATCTCAACATATTTATTTTCCAAATCTTTATATTTCTTTTTAGCTTCTGGTTTATTGGTTTTATAAAGTTCTTCTATCTCTATAAATTTATCAGATAACTTACTAACCTTTTGAGAAAGTTCAACTACTTTAAAACGTTTAGCTTCATCTGGTATCATTTTTGCTTTTTCAAAAAGCACACCAGCAAGTCTTTTCATTTTATTTGAATTCTTAAAAAAACGAATTCCTTCTTCAAGAGTGATATCTATGGCATCTAAAGCTTCGTTTAATAACATGTTAACCTACTTATGATCCAAATTTCTACAAACTTGTTCAATCATTTTCCAATCTTTATTTTTAATACCATCTTTCAATAACTTTCTATTGTCAAGATTTTTAATATATTTAATGGCTCGTTCAATCAGTTTCCAATTTTTATCTTTTAAACCTTTATGAACATCATCGCAACCATTTTTTTCATACATTTTGTTTTCATCATCTTCTTCACCAGCTTCTAGAAGCAAACCACTATTCTTTAAAATATCATTTTTTAAACTCATAAAATCCTCAAATTTAACTTTACCAAAAAAAATACCAGTAATTTATACTGGTATTAATATAGACAAAATAATTTAACCAAACAACTTATCCCAAACTGCACTGAATTTTGTTGTTTGCCCAAGATAAATAGCACTTTCAGTTACAACATCAGGAAAAGTTCCAGCACTTGGATTAAATACGATATCTATGGCGCGCAAGGTTAAACCAGGTTTTACAACCACTAATCCTTCACCTAACGGTCCATTGTATGGAGCCACACTGCCCGTGGATCGTGTCGAAAAACCAAGTTTAACTCCATCTTTTAATAATCCCTTCACTATTTCGCCATTAGGAGTTGAAGAAGGGAAAGCGGTGCCAACTAAACTATTTTCCTTCAACTCTAATTCTGGAAAATAAACAGCTATTTTTTCTGGTTCCACCATAGGAGTAGAAGGATGCGATAATTGACCCACGAGCCTCCTGTTTTTTACCTCTGGCAAAATCTTCTCATAAGCTTCCCGTAAAACAGATAAAGGATATACCCGCTTATTTAAGTTAGCATACTCAGCTTTCGCAAATTCTCCGCGAAAAAATTGAACCCTCTCTCCTCGCTCTACCGTCTCGCATATTTCAGTAAAAGAAGCTCCAGAAGGAGAATAATCCTCTAATAAATCATCATTATTCATTTCATAATTCCTTAGAGTGAAAGAAGTTCAACAGCTTCTTTTACTGTGCTAATAGAAGTGCCTTCTTCTTTACCCTTCTCAAGTTTCTCAGCAATCTTCTCAAGTTTGTCCTTAGCCGCGCCCTTAAGTTTCTCAGCCACTTTACAAATGGCATCAGCAAGCTTCTCAAGTTCGTCTGAAGTTAATTCTTCTGGCTTGTCATCATCCTTGTCTTTAGCATCAGCACCAGTTCGTTTTCCACCAACAAACATTTCATCTTTTTCTGCACGGGAAGGACCAACCTTTCCATTATCATCAGTAAAATCTGTGCTCTCGCCCTTGGCAAAAGTTTCAGCAGCATAACGAGTTACACCAGGAGCGTATTCATCAGTATAACCACTCTCACTAAGATATTGCTGAGAAAGTTCAATGATACTTTCCTCACGCTCGAAAATCAAATCAAGGCCAGTGAGCAAATCAACCCTACTCTCACGAATACTTGGATCGCCAATAATAATCTTTCCAAACATGGTTTTTCTATCAGCGCTATCAAGATAGAATATCTGTGGGAATTCCTCAAACAAATTAACAAAACTATCAATTCCCTGGTCTACATCATCAATAAATTCCTGAGCTGCAGCAGCAAATCCTTCCTTGAACAAAGCGTGTTTCCAAAGTGAATGAGCTTTTTCTTTAGCGGAAGAATTAAGAAGCTTATACTTCTCAGTTTCAACTAAAGATACCTGAACTGGATCAGTCCAATTAAAATACTTAGCTTCTGTGAGTGGATGAGTAGCAAGTCTCTCTTGATATTTCAAGAAGAAACTTTCATTCTGAAGTCCATGATCTTTATTGTTTTGAGCTACTTCCTCATAATCAACAATCCCATCAAAATTCTTATACATCATGCTTTCAGCAACCAACTCATCAAGGAACTTATCCTGTTCAAGAACTATATCCTTGAAATCTTCCGCTAAATCAGCTGTAGTAACGTTATCTGTATCAAAGAAATTATACACTGTATCTCTAAAATTGTCATTATCTCTAACAAGAGTGATTGGGTCAAAATTTTCAAAAAGGATAGTGGCTTCTTTTGGGTCGAAGGCGTATTCGCACATATAGAATTGGCCTGTTTTATGATCAAGAAGGATAGCGCCATCTTCATACATTGCTGTAAGAACAGCGTTTGAACTCTGTGAAACCACAGAAGAAGCGAGCTTCTCAATATTTTTATTACTGTAAAGTGTTAGATCTTGAAATTTCGAAATAGATAAATTCATAATTTACTCCTTATACTATATTCTCTAAACCCTCAATTAATTTTTTTGTTCCTCTTTTAACTTGTTTAACATTACCATTTATTATATCCTCAGAAGTTAATATAACAAATTGTTTATTATAATAACGTTCTTTGTACTCTTTTTTGATGGAAATATTTTCACAAATTGCGCTCCCATCAATAACATTAATTATTTTTAAATAATCACCTTTTTTAAAATTAATATAGAAATCAGCAAGAACCGATTTATCCTTTTTAAACAATTCTTTTGCTTTTTTACTTACAGCTAAAGGTTTTGTAATTTCAATTCCTTCAACTAAAATATTTTTATCACTTCTTTTTACAGCAGAAGATGGATAAATTGATTTCATTGTTTCAAAAATCAATCCAATTTTAAATGGTGGCAAATCCTTCTTTATTTCCTCCAAAAGAAGGCGTAGAGTTAAAACAGTCTTTTCCTCCATTTATCTTTACACCAAAGCTATAGCTTTATAATACTTTCAGAGAACAAAATTTCATCAGTGCGTGTTTTCTTTTCTTTAAAAATCTTAAAAGCTTCTGGCTTTTTATCTTCATTGAAAGTTAACCCGCCAAATTCATTATCAGCGAACATATAACCAACTTTAGCTCTTTTTTTAGTTTCTTTCTTCCCACCAACTATAGCTGATATTGCTTCAACCATCATAGAAGCTTCTTCTTTAGCTTCCTCAGTTATTTCAACTTTCTTGTTTTTGAAATCATTGGCCGCTTTTAATATCTTGAAAAAATCTTCCTGATTTTCAATCAAAAAATCTTGTCCAAAAACAGAAATCAAACTCTCAGCATTAACAGGAGGGACTTCCGGTGGAGTTTCTGGAGGGGCTCCTTCTGGAGGCGCACCTTCTGGAGGAGTGCCCTCTATAGGTGGAGCACCAGGAGGTGGAGCGCCTGCTCCCATATCCATTGGCATACCACCTCCACCAGCGCCTGGAGGAGGAGCACCTGCTTGTGCTTGAAGTTTCTGTTGATCTTCCAATTGTTTATAAAGCATAATATCTGCTATTTCTTTATCAGTCAAACGCATTATTTTTTTCAAAACCCATTTAGTTGGGAAGATATTAAGTTGTATAATGCCAGAAATCAATTGAATTTTTTGATTAATAAATTCTACATCCGTTATTTCTTTTATATTAGAAGGAGGAGTAAGCTCAATCATGAAATCTTGCAATTCATCTTTTTTATATCCGCCAAAGAACATATCAAGAACAGCTATTTTATTTATACCACTCTCAACATATCCTTGAACACGTTCAATATATTTTGAGAATTTATTATCCATAGCTGCAAGGCTTCCTCGACTTCTATCAGCGGCATCACCCAAATACTCTGGGGGGATATTCATCGTTCTTAGAATTTCATCTCTAAAATATTTTAAATCATCAATTGAATTTAAAGCTGTGCCCGCTTGTAAGGTTTCAACTTTAGTTCCTTGTCCACCTTCACGGACAGGAATAAATACATCTGAAGTAATTGAAAGAACTTGTGCCCGTTTATTTATTTTACCAGTTTCATCAATATATTGTTGAGTTCTATAACTATCCCTAAACTTTTGCAAGAAGCGTTTTGCTTCCATTGGAGAAAGTTGCCCAACATCAACATAAAATACACGCCGTTCAGGACTTCTTGATAAACGGTATACAAGCATGACATCTTCGAGTAGAGCTAAACGTCTATAAGTTCTAACTCCCGCTGTGAGCAATGAACCACCATAAGGTTCAAATTCTTTATTATCGACTTTGAAGTGTATGATTTGCCAAGGTTGTAATCTATATTCTTTATCAGCTATTTTTTTATTTTTAGCATCTTTAACGTCTTGACGATAAATAAAATAAGCAAGTTTACCATTCAATTCTATACGCTCAACTCTTTGTGGTTCAAGAAATCTAAGTTTCATTATTTTTTTAGGTCTTGAGTAACTATCTGGGATTACTTCAAAAAAGTTATCACCCATTTTAATAGTTTCATACATTATAGACCATAAACTTCTATCAAAATTAAGTCTATTATTAAATAGATCATCAAGTCTTTCTTTTATTTCATCATCGTCTGAATAGAATTTCAATGCATGACCTTCATCATTCCTCTGAACGCCCTCATCACAAATAGTTTCAACTCCTCGATGTATGAAAACCATTTGATCCATTTCACGAAACATATCATATCGTTCTTTTCTATTACGTAAACCTTCTTCTTCCTGCCCTGAGAAAAAACCTATATTGGAAACATCTACGCCTTCAACAGGCATCAATGATTTCATTTCTTCTGGCGTGAGCTGTTGCTTGAGCTCATCCGGCATTTGAGAAATCGTATTTATGTCTTGCTGAACGCTAATAGTTTGTTTTGGAGTAAACTTTACTTCTTTTCCGTTTAAAAGCATTGTGTAAACCTCTATTATATTATCTT